CTCCCGTTTATTTATTTCAGTTTAGAAATGTAACCGAGAAAGTTAGCTACTATTGCATAATGGCAGACACTAGCTTATATAAAGATAGATACAATGAGTTTGTATTTACAGAAGGAACAGACCTACCATTAGCAGGAGAGCTTATACTAGGAGCAGGTGGTCAATACGAATATTTTGTTTACGAGCAAACCTCAGCAACTAACTTAGACCCGACCTTAGCAACTGGCTTAGTAGAAAGTGGACTAATGGATTTAGAACGTGCAAGTACTACCTATAATCAGCACGACATAGATGTAACCTACAAAACACATCAAGTAACATGATGAACAAAGAAAATATTTTAATCTTTAATTTTGAAGCTAATAAGCCTCCAGTATTTAAAGAGGAACGAGGTAAAGACTATATCGTATATGGTACAGAAGCACCTTACAAGAATTTATACCCTAATTACCTAGTAGAGCTTTACAATACGTCAGGTAAACATAACTCTATTGTTAACGGAAAGACTAATTACATAAGCGGTAGAGGTTGGAAAGTCGACCAAACAGTAAGAACACTAGAGGACAAAGTAAAGCTAGAAAACTTTATTAATCACGTAGGGAACGATTCACTTTTTGAGCTTACTAAAAAGATAGTAAAAGATAACGAGCTTTTTGGCGGTTATGCTTTAGAAGTAATAGTTACTAAAGATGGCAAAGGACTTATAATAAACCATATTGACTTTGGAGACATTCGCGTAGGAGTAGAGGAGGATACTTATTATTATACCTCAGATTGGGCAAGCAGGAAACCTACAAGCAATGAGGACTTTGAAACCTTAACATCATTTCCTTTTGATGGTTCTGCAATTAAAGGAGAAAGATACATTTGTTATTATAAGAGCTATAGACCAAACTTAAAAGAGTACCCCTTGCCAAATTATGTAGCAGGAGTTCCTTACATTGCTGCAGATTACGAAGTAGCTAACTATGTGTTAAACAATACAAAGCATGGATATAGTGGAGGGACTATCTGGAACTTTCACAACGGTCAACCTACTCAAGAAGCTCAAGCATACATAAAAAAGCAGATTAAGAATAAACATCATGGTAGCAATAATGCAGGCGAGCCAGTTATTATCTTTGACGATGGAAAGGATAAAGGCGTTGAAATAATATCTACTAATCCAAACGGACAAGACGATAAGTTTATTAATCTTAACCAACAGATACAAGACGAGATATTCACAGCGCATGGAGTGGATGCTTCTGTATTCATTAAAACAGTAGACACAGGCTTTAGTAATAACGCAGACGAGTTAAGGGTGGCTATTGAAGCAATGAATAGTTCTTATATTGAGCCTAACCAAATCATGTACGAAAAGTTATTTAATGACTTTGTTGTTTTGTTGGGTATGCCTAGCGGTCTAATGATTGAAAAGATAGCACCTATTAAAGTGCAGTTATCAGAGAGTACTATAGTTTCTGTATTAACTACAGACGAGATAAGAGAGCTTGCAGGATACAAACCACTAGAAAAGCCTTTAGAAAAGAAAACAGAGCAAGTATTTAGCGAAGATGAGGAGTTTAAATTTGATTTGTCAGAGTTTGGATATGCAGAAGATGAGCTAGAAGTAATAAGCGAAAAGGAACTAGACTATAACCCTTTCGACTTTGCAGACATAGGAAGTATAGACAGCCAAATAATAGACATCGTTAAAGCTACTCCTAAAGTAACAGTAGAGGAGATAGGGCAGCAAGTAGGAGAAACTCCGAGCGAAGTGCAAGAAAGGATAGATAGACTAGTTAAAAACGGTTTACTAGATTTACAAAAGACACAAATAAAAGTAACAGACGAAGGGGAGCGCGAAACATCTGAGTTAATTACAGTTTACAAATACAAATTAAGACACGATGCACCTTCATTAAGAGGAGCGCGTAGTAGAGATTTTTGTAGAAAGTTAATGAAAGAGAATAGAAGCTATGAGCTTAAAGATATTTTAGCAATGAATAATAAACAAGGCTCTAACGTATTTGCTCATCGTGGAGGTTGGTATAATAACCCAGTAACAAAAACTAGAACTAACTACTGTAGGCATGTATGGTCTGCACGTACTGTAAGACTTAAGACAGATGCTTAGTAGTTACCAACGGTTAAAATTTAAAAAGGACTTAGCGGTTAAAGTAGCTGACGAATTAAAAGAAGATATAGAATTTATTATAATGCGACCACATAGTAAAAGAGCAAAAGCAATAAGAAGGGAAGTAAAAGAGAAACAAAATGGCTAGAACTTTATTAATAGACATGGACTACATAAAGGATAATAGTATCCTAGATGACAATGTAGACGAAAGACTAATAGTAGACGCGCTCTGGACTGCTCAACGTGAATACATTAAACCGATTCTAGGTACTGATTTATTTAATGATATAATAACTAAAGCAGCAGCAGGAACACTAGCAGGAAATGACCTTATATTAGTTAATACTTACATCGCACCTTGCTTACTTAAATACTTAGTATTTGAGATGACACCAATACTAGCATACAAGTACAGGAATAAAGGAGTAGTGCAGCAGACATCTGAGAATAGCCAAGCTACCTCTTTTGATGACTTAAACCATTTATTGAATAGATGGCGAGATAAAGCGGAGATGTTTGCAGAGGATATAGTTCGTTATCTTATTGCTAACCACACATTGTTTCCTTTATATACAAGTAACTCAGATACAGATGACATCTTTCCTAGCAACTCTGCTTTTACTGGTGGGTTGTTTTTAGGTAATGAAAAGAGCAGGGGAGGCTTTGATTATTTAAGAGATTGTTGTGATTAAGATATGGCTAAGAATAAAGTAAAAAAGTTTAGTATAGTTGATAAGAAGCTAAGAAAGTTTAGAAATGAAAATAACGTACAACCAAATAATAAAACAGTTCGAGGACTTTGCAACGGCCCACAGGCAGATAAACGAATTCGGTAATGGCGACCTCTGGGAAATTGTACAGCACGATTCTTTATTAAAGGACTTTAACTACCCGCTTTTATTTGTTCAGGATAGCCCTGCAAGTATTGGCGATGGCTTTATTACTAACGGTTTTAATATCTTAGTAATGGATAAGGCTAATGAAGGAACGGTAGAAACAGAAGTTAAAAGCGATACACTACTAATTCTTTTAGATACTATTGCCTACTTTGAAAAGCTCTATACAGATAATTGGAAATTTGTAAAGATAGAAAAGACTGGAAGTATAAGCAGCTTTACAGAGAGATTCGACGACACATTAACAGGGTGGACAATGTCCATGCAACTTAAACAACCATTACAATACGATGAATGCCAAATACCACAAAATTAATAAATAAATAAAATGACAAACTCAGGAGAACTAATAGCCATAAACGGAGTCGTAGTAATAAACGACACAGTAGAGAATACAACTCATTCAGATAGTTACTACGTAGCAGAAGATACGGTAATAGCTAGAATAGAAGTAAATGGAGATACAGCTACAGATGTACTATCTAGCTACATCACAGTACCCGCTACAGGAGTAAAAGCAGGAGTATTAATAACACCTCAAAAAGGCGATTACTTTAGTGCAATAACTTTAACTAGTGGTAGCGTTGTAGCTATCTTAAAGTAGGTTTATGTACGGTTACGGATATAGATACAATAGCGGTCTAGTAGTAGGCGCAGGAGGTGGCGCACCTTTCATTAATACTTATTCACTAGATTTTGATGGAATAAATGACTACCTTAATTTAGGAGATAGCGACGACTTTAGCTTTGGCGATGGTGCAACAGATTCTCCTTTTAGTATTTCTGCTTGGATTAAAATGGATAGCACATCTGGATTTAGAATATTTAATAAGTCTTTAGGCGCGACATCAGAGTATCAATTCGCAACTAGTGGCTCAGGCAAATTACAGCTCTTTATATTTAATAGTACAAGTAATTTCATTTATAGAGCTAGAGTTTATAATACGGTATTAAATACAGGACAATGGTATCACGTAGCAGCTACATACAATGGAGTTGGTGGAAGTAATGCTCAGGATGGAATAAAGATATATGTTGATGGTGTAAGGGTTGACGACTCATCTGTAAGCGGTGGAACTTATGTAGCTATGGGTAATACTACTGCTCCCGTTTACATAGGGAAATTAGACTCAAGCTACGCTAATGGGAGTATTGATGAGGTTAGTGTTTTTGATACTGCTATTGATATTACAGATGTTTGGGATGGAAGCGGAAAACCTACAGACCTTTCAGACCTTAGCCCAATAGCTTGGTACAGAATGGGAGATAACGGTTCTTACAAATCTCCACAATGGTTAATACCTAATAATTCCAACAAAGATAAAGTTTCAAATTACACTTTTCAGCTAGATGGAATAAATGACTATATTGATGTTGGTACATCTTTAAATTTAGGCACAGACTCTACTATTTCAATGTGGATAAAAAGAGGTAGAGTATCTACTACCGAGATGCTTTTAGGAGAAGATACTTATTCTTTTGACCTTACGTCATACATTTCAGCTAGTAATACACTTATTTTCAAGGTAGGTACATTCGACTCTACATTTAACGCTTTTCCAATCGCAAATACCTTAAATGATACAACAAATTGGATTCACATTTGTTGGGTTAGAAGCGGAGATTCTGTAGAGTTGTTTTTAAATGGGGTATCTATGCAGACTAAGACTGGATTTGGAGCAGTAACCAATACAAGATTTGACACAATAGCAGCTAAACCTACAGGAGCGCTTACATTTATGGGTAATATAGACGAGGTAGCTGCTTGGGATACTAATACAATTAATCCAATAGACATCTACAACGGTGGAGAACCTACAATACTACCAAGTGGAGCAGTAGCACATTGGAAGATGGGAGAAAATGCCACTTTATTAACAGACTGGACTATCCCAGATGAAGTTGGAAGCAACGATGGAGCTTCTGTAAACATGAACTTTTTAGATAGAATAGGAGAAGCACCAAATAGTACAGGCAATGCTTTAAGTTTTAATATGGATTCTGGAGACAGATTAGAGGACACACCTTAAAAAGATAAAAAAATGAATACAAAAATTTACGCAGTAATTAACCTTTCAGACATAGGATTAATAGACTTTGCTCAAGTAGGAGAAAGTTCAGTATCTACAGTTCGCAAAAGTTTAGACAATACTCAATTTGTGATAAAATGGCAGGAAGGATACGAGCCTACATTTATAGAAAGCGGTGCAGTTATTCCAGTTGGAATTTATACACATAGCGAAGCACTAGAATTAATGGCGACCACAGCATGGAGTGAAGATATAGAAGCATAAAACAAGACAGACAAATGGAGGGGATGGAAGCTACTTTTATTTTAAAAGATGTAATCTATATAGTAGTAGGGGTTGCAAGTGCTTTAGGCTTTTACTGGAAGATGGTAATGTCAGACAAAAGCCAAGAGGAAAAAATAAGACAGATGCAGAAAGACATAGAAAAAAACGAATCGGTAATGTTTAAAAAGTTCTCAGGTATTCATACTAGAATGGAGAAAAGCGAGGAGAAAAACAAAACAGAGCTAGACACTATTAACAAAGAACTTAGCGAGGTTAAAATAGGGATAAGCACTATTAACGGAAAGTTGGACATTTTAATAAAAAACAATGTATAGATTTAGCTCAAGAAGTTTAGATAGATTAGAGTATGTTTCGCCTATTCTTATAACTATTTTAGAGGAGGGTATTAAACACTCGCCTTATGATTTTGGCATCCCTAGAGATGGAGGCTTTAGAACCTTTCGCAGACAAGAGGAGCTTTATGCTAGAGGTCGAACTACTGAGCAGTTAATAGATAAAGGCATAACTAATTTAGAAGGTAGACCTGACAAAAGCCGTATCACTTGGACTCTTAAAAGTATGCATATGACTGGGCGTGCATTCGACATCTATGCTTATGTAGAAAAGCAGGCCTCGTGGGATTTAAAATACTTAGAGCCTATTGCTAGACATTTACAAGAAGTAGCCTTAGACTATGGCATTATCCTTAATTGGGGTCAAGACCTTTGGGGAAAGGATGGCGCACATTTTCAAATAGATTAATAACTAAAAAAAACAAAATGAAACGATTATTCAAAACTGGTATTGTTACAACTTTAATGGGATTAACTATTTTAAGTATTGCTATATGTTTATACATTAGTAAAGAACACAACGAAACAGAAGCGGGTGCAGTCGCTGCACTAGGTTTATTATTGTTAAGGTCTAATGACTCGCTAATAGGCTTAACTAAGAAATGAGAATACTAATACTTTGTATATTCTTAATCTCCTGCAATCCACAAAATAGACTTAATAGAAAAGTAAAGAGAGCAGAGAACTATGCTTATAAACATGGCTTAGTAATTAAGGATACTATAAAGGTTATTGACACCGTTGTTCTTGAAAGCTACATACATGACACTACAAGCACGATAATAAGACACGATAGCACTATTGTAGTAAACAATGAGAAAGTCTTTCTAAGGTACTTTTATGACACTCTAAGGCAAGAGATATACCATGAGGTCGAATGTAGGGGGGATACAATAGTTCGCGAGGTATTAGTTCCAGTAGATAAGGTCAAAGTAATTGAAAAGGACAATCGCTTTATGATTATTTTAATAGTCTTGTTAGCTGCTTTGTTCTTTGTAATTCTACGCAGAAATTATGTTAGATAGTATTTTGTATATTTACGCAAATTTAAAACTAGATTATGCAGCATAGAAACACTACAAGACTAAGACTTAAAGATGACGAGTTTGACCTTATCCAAAACTATCGGAGGATAAAAGAGGAAAGCATAGCAGCAGGGATAAACCCCGACGATGTTAAGTATGGATGGCTCAAGACTGATAAGAGTAGTCTATTCTTTAAAAACCCAAACTTTAAGACAGAAGAAAAAAACAAGTTTGCAGAGGACTTAATTAAAGAGCTTGAGCAATACTCTCCTAAGTATCCAACAATAAAACGGAGAAAGTCAAAGGATGGGCATTTGTTGGTAATAGATATAGCCGACCTACATATAAACAAGTACGCAGAAGCTCACTTAACAGGAGCAGACTATAATAGTAAGATAGCAGTAGAAAGAGCAATAGAAGGAACTAAAGGACTTATACAAAAAGCTAGTGGTTTTAATATTGAAAAGGTTGTATTCGTAATTGGAAACGATGTACTTAATACGGATAACCTCACAAAATCCACGAGCAAACATACTCCACAAGATACAGATGTAAATTGGTACAAGGCTTTTAACATTGCAAAGGACTGTTATATTGAATGTATAGAGTTATGTATGCAAGTTGCGGATGTAGATATAATACATTGCCCTAGTAACCATGATGAAATGAGCGGTTGTCTTTTAGCTTCTGTATTGTCTGCATGGTTTAGAAAGAGTAAAAATATCACATTCGACATAAGCCCAAAGTACAGAAAGTATTACCAGTTTCACAATTCAATGCTAGAGTTTGAACATGGGCACAAAGGCAAAATGTCAAACCTACCTTTACAAATGGCTAACGAGCAGCCTCAGATGTGGGCAGATACTAAGTTTAGATATGCTTATTTGCATCATGTACACCATCAAGACAAAACACAGTTTAAAAGTGGAAAGGATTTTACAGGCTGCAATGTAACTTATTTACGTTCGCCTAG